AAGCGGTGGCGGAGGCTCCATCTTTGCCATGAGCATCTGGATCATTCCCTGAAGCTCTGCGATCTCATGCTTGGTCTCGTTGTTCATCGAGGCAATGCGCTCCTGAGACTCAATGCGGGCCTGCTCCGTCTCCTGCTTGGACTGCAACTCAGCCATCGCGCGCTGCGCTTCCATCTTGGCAATCTCAAGCTTGTTCTGCCCCTCGGCCTGCTTGACAGCAATGGGGGACTGAGCCTCTTGCAGTTGCTGCTGCAGTTGCTGGATTTCCTGCGCGGCCTGTTGCAGAGCCTGCTGTACTTGCGGCGGAAGCGGCTGCTTGTTCTGTTCTTCGTCCTTGTTCTCAAGCAGTTGCGGAGGAATTGTCTTCTCGAGCCGGTCCGCGATCTCATCAGCGCCAGGCCAATCCATCGCACGCACGATCTTGTCTCCAGCGGCCTGCCACAGCATCGGATAGTTCTGCCCTAGCTGCAACATTGCGTCGACAGCCTCGGCGCGCTGCGTGGTGTAGCTGGGGCCGACGCCGATGGTCACATCGTACTTACCCACTGTCAGATCGTTGAGCACGGTCTTGATCGCGCCCTTGTCGTCAAGCTCAGGCTGCGGCAAAGGCTGGTTGACGGGCACCATGTCCATCTTCTCGTCCTTGCCGAGAATGCGCATGATCCGCGGCGTGTCATACACCTTCGGCATCATGTTCACGATGCACCGTCCGGCATGGCGCAGAGTGCGAGCCATGTTGTCCGCAAAATGCATGTTGGCCGTATCGCCCTCACGCTGACGCGCTGTGATCGCCCTGCCGCTCGTCTCGTTGCCCTTTGCGCCCAGCGAGGCGTCAAAGATCCCCGTCGTGGCCTTGATGTTGTCGCTGGCGTGCATCGCCATTGCCAGCACACCCGTGGGCACGTCGGCCATCTGCTGACGCTGCGGAGCGCCCGCAAGGTTGCCATCGACCGTTACAGGGTCATACTCGAGGAACGGAAACGAGCGGCGATTAGCCTGCTGCCATGACTTCTTGGCAGTCTCGAACTGGCCGACAGCGCCAACAAACGGCGTCTTAGGACGAAGCGCAACCTCTTCGGTCGCACTCGTCATCCAGAAGTTGTACATGCGCTGGGGATCGCGCGCCCACCGCACCATGCCATTTCGCCGAATTCTGCCGTTTACAACGTGCTCATCCCCATAAACCGGGAAAACGGGTATCCACTTACACGGAATCTCTGTCTCTTCGAGGATGTCTGTGCCAGTGATCTTGTACCAGCAGACAGTGCGCTTCTCGCTCTTGCGCGACATCGGCTTGCCGTCAGATCCGACGCTAATCTCTTGGCCTGGCTGAAGCTCGTCTTCGAATACATCCTGCCCGTCAACCGTGCGCACGAGGGTGGCAGACTCCACCTTCACCTTGTAATACTCAGCCACGCGGATTGAGTCGTCCGACATCCATATGACTGCGGTATCACCAGTGCCGACAACAAGGCTCTCAGCGCTCGTAGCCTTGGCCTTGGGGTACATGGCCTCGAACTCTTCGCGGCTGACCAACTCAGTCACGAAGCACCAGTTCATGTCCGAGCCATCAGGCTCCACGCTCCACGGGTCAATGTAGACCGTGAACGGGTTCTGAACCCTGCGAAGCTTGATTTCCTGGTCGAAGCTCGCTTCGTCGGTGTACTCCGTGCCGAGGCGGAAGTAGCCAAAGCCACCGATGGTTGCGTGGCTTACAGCCGTGTCATAGCACGCATCGGCGTTGGAGTTGTATTCGATGTATTTGATCGCGCCTTGGATGACTTCTGCAATCTCAGGGTCTGCATCGCTGTCAACCGGATGCACCTTGATCGAAGGTCTGTTCTGCCTCTGATCGTTGACGACTTGGTGAACAAATGCGGGCAGCTTGTTGATCGTCAGGCACGGCCGCTGCTCAACCTGAGTTCGCATGCGCCTGTCGTCAGCATCCCATTGCTCACCAGCTAGGAAGGCGTGATCGATCGCCGCTTCCTTGCGGTTCTCGGAGTCGTGCTTAATGACGGCTGCCAACCGATCCCGCGCCTCTTTCAGCAGGGATTCGGTGTCTGTTGCCATCGTTTATTGCTTAGGTGCTCTCACCATGACTCGCGGGCTGACTTGGATGTCAACGAACCCGTGTTTGCGATACCAGTTGCCGAGATCCCATTGGCTCTTCTCAGAGTCGTAGGGCTCGACAACCACCAGCAGCGCTAACGCTGCTTTGTCTGCTTCCTCGGCTACCTGCTTGAGAAGCGCTGTGCCGTGCCCTTGGCCTCTGTCGCTGCGCTTGACCTGCAGGCCCGTGATCTCACGAAGCTTGCCGCGCATGTTGGACGGCACTGCGTAGCTGTAGCTCACGACGCATGACGCGGGGCCTAAAGCGTGGCGTCCGTTCTTCATGACATCCAAGAGCCGCCGAACTCTTCTTCCTCTTCGACAGGTGCTTCGGGCTTCTTCCAAGCCTTCCGCGCGCCCTCGCAGGCATAGCGCAGAGCGTCGATAACGTGGTTGTCCTTGTCTGCCAGCTTCGGAAGCACCTGGCCCGTCAGCGTGTCAGTCTCGTAGCTGTACAGAGTCAACTCATCGACCAAGTGCTTGCACCGCGGATGCACAACGATGTCGAAGCTCTTGAGGAACTCGACGCCCTCTTCGACAGACTTCGCCCCCTTGATCGCGGCATTGATCTTCGGATAGCCATGCTTGCGCATGTAGCTGATCGTCTCCGGCCTGGCGGAGTCAGCCGTGATGAACCACTTGCGCGAGTCAGGCACACGGTCAAACAGGTCAGGCAACAGGTCAATCTCGCAGCCCACCATGTAAGCTTCGTGATCGACGTACAGCTTTTTGCCCTTGATGTAGCAGCGAATCAGGACGCTAGGGTCAACGCTGAAGCCCCAATCCGCTCCTAGGCGGAATGTTGCTGTCTCGTCAGTCTCAAACTCTTCAATGGACCAGTTGCGGAACACGCGGGCTTCGCTGTTGCGCTGGTACTCACCGAGCCACACATGCGCGAACTTGTCCGGGTCGCGCCGCTGGTCGTATTCCAGTTCGGTGCGCAGGACATCAGGCAGCCACGGGTTGTCTCGATAGTTTGCCTTGACGACAACAGCACCAGGCGGGGGTGAATCGCCGCGAAGCAGCACATCCACCGGGTCTGTCTCTAAGCTTGGGTTCCATGAGAAGAGGATCTCAGAGTAGGGCTTGCGGATTGTTGGGCGAAGCAGATCGAGACTTCGCTGAGAGCAAGACTGAGCCTCTTCAAACCACGCAATATCAAACCCTTCAAGAGACTTGATGGATTCTGCTGTGTGGTTCGCCATACCCTGAAAGATGATTACTCCACCATATGGCGCAATGATCTTGTCGTGCCGCAAATCAAACAGGCTACTGACGCCCAGAGAGCTTATCTTCTCTTCTAGAAGCTTCTTGACAGACTGCGCCAAGCTTTTCTGAACCTCTCGCACGCAGACCACATCGGTGCGCTTCTCGACGCACCTTTCAATGATGTATTCCGCCATCGCATGGCTCTTTCCAGAGCCTCGACCACCCCAAACAGCTTTGTACCGTGACGGCTCAAGCAGCGGTACAAACCACCTTGGGGTCTTTATCCTGAGTTCCATCTATAGCGCGCCTGAACTCAGGGTTGTCGTTCTCTGCCGCAGATGTCCACGCTTCGCGCGCCTCATCAAGCGTTGCATAGCGACCAAGGTTGCGCTTCTTTCCGCTTATGCGTATCTGAGCAAGCCACTTGCCCCGCTCCGCATCCCAACTCACGCCGACAAATCCGCTCACATTCAAAGCTTTTGGATCGACGTTCAAGCAGTTCTGCGATCGCGTGCATTCTCTAAGGTTCGCCCAACTGTTGTTGGCCTTATCGCCGTCAATATGGTCAACATCACCAACAGGCCAGCGCCCGAGCATGTACATGAAAGCCAGTCTGTGAGCCCTATGTTGCTCGCCCATGAAACCGATGTCTCGGTAGCCGTGACTTTTGCTGACTCTTCCAGCAACAGCGCCAAACTGAACCCCTCTGCGCCTAACGGCCCATCTGAACTCGCCAGACTCCGGGCTGTAGTTCAGTTCATTTCGCAGTAGGTAGTGCATGGATTCCATGCAACCATTCTAATTCAATGCCCCATAGGATCAATGATTTCACGAATGATCTTTGACACAGAAGGACCAAGCTCATGCGTCAGTTCAGTCTTCGCGCCGAACTTGCGTGGCTTCAGCTTTTCAGCGCGCCATTGCCTAGACGACAGAACAACCTTTGCCGCGTCTGGCCTGATGCTGCCATCAAGCACGCCATCCTCTACGTCTTCCATGTTGTCGAATATGCGTTCAGCGTGGGCTTCCCTCGCGCGCGCGCACTGTGCGGCAAACTCCGCGTCTTCGTCCATCCAGCGTTCGACAGTGCGCCGGTTCGGCATGCCTTCGCGTTGGCACAGCCGCTGCATGCTCTCTCCAGCCAATGCCTCAACGATTGCGGCTTTAGTCTCTGGACCGAACACTTCGCGCCTCTCGGCTGTCATGAGGAAAGCGCCTCAAGTCGCAAAGATAGATATGTTCAGACTATCTAATTTCTTCAATCTAGGCCAGTTTCTGTCCGCCGTCAAGCCATCGACTCAAACGGATGTAGCGACCCCTCCGATTTGGCCCGGTTCGCTGCCATGAGTGTACTTTCCTTCAGCAGATCGTAGAACTGAGTGCGCCCAATTCCGTATCGCTTGAACACAACAGGATTGTTGTCCCATGCCGTGCCGCAGACATAG